CTTACGACTTGGCCGCAGATTCCTTCTACGCGAGGGACGGCCAACTAGCGTTCGCTCCTAAGTTCACGCCGGCCGCTGCGCGCCAAGTCACCAAATGACGCTAATCCAGCAGCCGTGTGTCGAGGTCACGTCGCGCGACGGAAGCGTGCTGGTGCTTCCGTTTGACAACCATCGGGAACGGGGCCAGTTCGTGGAGGCGTTGCTTGCGGGTGGCAGCGCGAGCCATGTTCGGTATTTCTTCCGGCCAGCACCGGCCGCGCTACCGGAATGACCGCCGAAGGGGGGTTCCCCCCCCTATCTAACAGGGGGGGAAACATCGAGGGCACCAGAACCAACGTTCTTGTTGACTGGGTGTCGGTTTCGATGCCGCTGGCGGCATCAATGGATCGGGGGGTCGGCGAATTCTTGAAAGAGGTTCGCCGGCTTTTTGATGGCACGGTTTGCGAGTTCCGGGACCGGGGTCATGGGCTCCACGGCTATCACTTCTCGGTGGTTAGCGACTACGGCGGGATCGTGGTCGCTTGGGGCGGCAATAACAACACAGTGTTCCTGCAGATACCGGGTGACGGGTGCAGCCGTGTCGCGTGCTTCTCGTCACTTCAGGAATTCATTCACCAACGCAACGGGCACCTGACCCGGATCGATCTTGCGTTTGACGAATTCGAGGGGCTCAATGATTTGGACTGCGCAGTATCACTCTATCGCTCCGGGGCTTTCTGTGCTGCCGCTGGTGGCGCTCGCTCTGGCTCTACTCGCGTTAGCTGTTCGCAAGCGGGGAATTGGATCGAACCCGATGGCCGGGGGCGGACGCTCTATATCGGCAAAGCGAAGCACGGAAAGATGCTACGTGTTTACGAAAAGGGCAGGCAACTTGGCGATTCAACATCGCCCTGGGTGCGATGGGAGGTGCAACTTACAAATCGGGACCGGGCCATCCCTCTCGAAGCTCTTGTGGAACCCGGTCCGTTCGCGCGTGGTGCCTATCCAGCGCTCGCTTTCATCGGTGGTCCGGAGTGTCGAATTGCGACGCGACGCGTGGCGCAACGTATCTCGATTGAGAAGCTCAGCGAACACGCACGCGCAGCCTATGGGCCACTCCTCGATGTCTTGCGAAAGTCGGGCGTTGCGGCGAGTGACTTGGTTGAACGACTGCGACGGGACGCGATTCCGCGCCGACTCCATGCCGCAACGGACGCTGAAATCGTGGCGCGCTGTAACGCATTGGCTGCAGACGCGGCGATAGACGAATGCGTTGCGTAGCGATTGTGGGCGGGGCTGTAGTGGACATCGATCCGCAGCCGACCGACGTGACGACGTGCACGTTGATTCTCGTATCACCGACCGAGGTCATAGCCTCTCCTTGGTTGTTGGAGCCTGACGACGCCGGACTGATCTCCGTCGCGATTATCGGGTTATGGGCGCTCGCTTGGGCGTTCCGTCAATTCATGGGGCAGATAAGGGAGTCTTGAGGAAATGAAAAAGGTACTTGGTGGTTTGGGCGCGCTGTCGCTCCCGTTGTACGCAAACGCCGCGGCTGTTGACGTGGCCGCTGTGGTTACCGACATTGGCGCGCAGTCAGCGTCAATTGTCGCGATCGGTGCTGCGGTGCTGTTGATCGTGGTCGGCATCAAAGCTTTCAAATGGGTTCGGAGAGCTCTCTAACCATGAAAAAGCTCGCGGTAGTTCCTTTGGCCGCGTTCCCTTTGTTCGCAGATGCAGCCGCCGTGAACGTTACGGCGGTCGTCGCAGATGTGGCAGCGCAAGCCGCTTCGATCACGTTGATCGGTGCTGCGGTGTTGCTGATCGTCGTCGGCATCAAAGCGTTCAAGTGGGTCCGTCGCGCTATGTAGTTGCAGTTCGGCGGGAGCCTCACGGCTCTCGCCCTTTCATTGGGTGGAAAGCCATGTACGGGATTTATGTCTTGATCGCGCTGCTCGGTGCAGCGTGGATCGTGTTCGCGCCATGAGGTACGCGCTCACGCGCATCGTCGTCGGCATCGTCATCGGTTTGGCGTTGATGTTCGCGCACAAGCTCGCTCGCGCGTATCCAGCTGCGGGTGGTGGCAGTTCGGCGCTGAGCTCGTTCAAAGAGTACTCAACGAACGCGGGTAGCACCTATCCATACGACACGTTTTCGGAAGCGGTTACAGCGTACTGCGTAGGAAAAGCAGACTGCGGTACGACTGGCAGCGCTACGTCGTGGTACTCAGCAAGCGCGTGTGCGGACGGTTTGTCTGAACCGGCTGCGGGGGCTTATTCGAACTATATTTGTTATCGGGATTTGCCGGGTGGAGCCGGTTCGTGGTACGGGAATTCCCGAGTGTTGGCTCGCGTTGCGACCTCGTGCCCACCGGGGACGACGCCAAGCGGTGGGAACTGCGTAGCGCCGTATACGTGTCCGGGTGGCGGGACGCTGAGCGGTGCAACGTGTACGTGTGCACCGGGCGATACCGATACCGGTTCGTCTTGCATTGCGCCGTGCGCTTGGCCGAAAGCGGTCAGCGGCGGGTCTTGTGCGTGTCCGGCATCAGGGCAAGACCCATACATGGCGAGCACTTTCACAAACGGCGTTCTTAACGATGCGTCGTGGCCGATGGCAGGTGGATCGTGTACGACCAATCGACCGTCGACAGCGTGCGTCGGTGGCGCTGGTGGCAGTGGTTGCCAAATGAACGTGAATTGGGATGCGGCGAATCGCTACTCGGTATCGGGGACGACTTGCAGCGGTGCATACGCTCCGAGTCAGATGACATTCACCGGCGCAAGCTGCAGTAGTGCGAGCGGCACTAACGGCGACATCCCGACACAGAACGATGCGAACGATCAGCCGATTCCATGTGCGCCGGGAATGGTCGGGGGCACCGTCAATGGCGTTTATCGGTGCTTGCCGGGTCAGACTCAAGGAACCGGAACCGAAACGGGAACAACGAACACAACGCTACCGGATGGCACGACGGTCGCGACAACGGTGACCGAAAACAGCGTGACGAATTGTTCGGGGCCGGGCTCTTGTAGCACGACGACGACGACCACCACGACGACGGTGAGTACACCACCGGGCGGACCGCCGCAAACGACGACGACGACAGAGACCGAAACGGAACCGGGTGACGGAACTGAGCTCGGCGGTTTTTGTGAGCAAAACCCGGGTTCGCCGATTTGCAAATCTTCGAGTTGGAGTGGTGCTTGTGCTGCGACCCAATGCGAGGGTGACGCCATTCAGTGCGCAATCGCTCGGGAGCAGCATCGACGGTTCTGCGAAATCTTGAACCCGGTCGCAACGGGTGCGCAGCCTGCTGACGCTCAAACGTTTTGGGACGCCAATAGCAAGGGCGAAGGAATCGCGAAGGCGTTGATTCATACCGATGGCACGCTGCCGACGATGGATCAAACGTCGCGGGGGTTGAGTGGCGGCGGGCTGTCGGATGTGACTTACTCGATGGGAATGATCGGCAACGTCACGATCCCGTACTCGAACCTGAACAACATTCTTAACATCATCGGCGGGATCGTTCTTGCTCTCGCGCTGATCATTGGCGCTCGAATCTTTTACAACGGAGCTATGACCTAATGCCATACGTTATCGCTGCACTTGTCGGGGCGCTTGGTCCTATGTTGATGTCGGTCGCCGGTCGGGTGCTGGTGGCTCTTGGCATCGGTCTTGTCACCTATGCCGCAATCGATACGGGCATCACTGCGTTCAAAACGAGCGCAATGGGCTACATGGCGGCGGCTCCGGGGACCATTGTCAACATCCTCTACATGACCAAGGTCGATCAAGCCATCACGATCATCTTCTCTGCGTACTTGGGGACAGTGGCGATGCGTGGCATATCGGGTGCGATCACCAAGTTCGCGTTTAAGGCGCCCGCATGAGTTTGAGCAATATCACGCTACACACTGGATTACCGGGTGCGGGTAAAACGCTCTTTTCTCTGGCGCTGATCAAGCAAATCGGGGATGCGGAAAAATGTCCGGTGTACTTCTCGGGCATCACCGATTGCATGGTGCCGGGATGGATCGAGCTCGAAGACGCTTCGCGTTGGTACGAGCTGCCGCCACGATCGATTCTTATCATCGATGAAGCTCAACGAGTGTTCCGGCCGCGTGACTTCTCGGCGCAAGTGCCGGAGCATGTAGCGAAGCTCGAAACGATTCGACATCAGGGTATTCGCCTTGTGTTGATTACGCAGCATCCGCGCTTGATCGAGTCGAACGTGCGGCGACTCGCCGGCAAGCATCGGCACTACATCCGGGCGTTTAACTCGAAGGTGGTTAGCGTTCACGAGTGGGATGAGGTCAAAGAGGATTGCGACACGAGCGGCGGGCGGAAGGATTCAATTCGCACGAGTCAGGCGCATCCGGTCGAGGC